TCGTGAAGATCCACCGGAAGATCTGCAAGGACATTGGCTTGGAGCACGTCAGATTTCATGACTTGAGACATAGTTTCGCCACGACCGCGCTGCAATGCGGCGTGGACGTAAAAACAGTCTCCACGATGCTCGGCCACAGCAGCGCGGGCTTCACGCTGAACGTCTACACGCACTCGACCAGACGAATGCAGCAGGAAGCGGCTAGAACCGTCGGAAAGGTCATGCCAAAGATGCTCGAGCGTTGAAAACCGCAATAATAAACTCCCGGCTGCCTGAAAAAAGCAGCCGGGATTCTCGTTTTCATCTCATTTTGTCCAACCAGGCACGTTTCGTCCCATCGCCGTTGGCGTCAGGGTTGGCGTCAATGTCGCTGAGTGGAGGACATCAGCCCAAGTTGCCTTGACCTTACGGTGCGGACGACGGCCGCGTGAAACGAAGAAAAATCAAGCCTGCCTGCGCAAAAACACGCCGCGTCGGCATCCTCGGTTCTTCTTCAAAAAGTTCGGATAAAGCAAAAATCCGCACTTTTCAGTGCGGATTTTGGTGGAGCAAGGCAGAGCTTAAACGAACCTTCTGCCGTATTTTCTTCGACGGAATCAACTGCTTCGGCTAGTGGAACCGTGACTGTATTCTTGTCCCCCGCGAAACTGAACACGAGCTTTGCTGTGCCATCGTCGTAGAGATATGCGGCAATAAGGAACGTGTCGAATAGGCGGGCCTGATACTTTTTGTCGTGTATGTCACCCTCCCGCAAACTGAGAAGCCATTCAATTAACTGCTCGCGGTTAACCGGCACAATATCAGCCTTGGCCGCTGCAATTTTGCCCTCAATCTCCGAACGCTCAGATTCCAATTCGAGCAACCGGCTCTTGGTGGTTTCAGTAACAATTCCTTGCTCGATGGCCGACATGATGTTTTTCAAGCTGCGCTGCACATCAGCAAGCTGATCCTCCAAAATGCCGATGTGCCCCTCGGCCTCTTTGCGGTCGTTATACGCGATAGTACTGTCTGCAATCCATTCGATCACTTGATCTTGAAGTGCATTGTCAAAAATGGCCTTGGCTATCTGGTATTCTACTTCATCGCGGCGAACGTTCTTTTTATCACAGGTTTTCTCCGAACGCTTTTTCTGGCAGACGTAGTAATAATGCAATTTCCCCGTTCTGCCTGTGCCAGAAATTCCGATCATAGGGCTTTTGCAGTTACCGCAAAACAGTTTGCCGGTCAATAGATAGTCGCCGTTGACGCGGTGACGCCCTTGCGGATTCTTCTTCGTTTTCAACACCTCCTGCACTTTGAAATACAATTCGTCGCTGACGATTCGCGGGATGCCTCCCTCTTTCCGGACATCGCCGTAGATGTAAATTCCTCTATACCGTTCGTTCGACAGGATCTTTTGGAAGCTCGATCTTCCCCACGGCCGGCCGTAAGAAGTTTTGATTCCACGAGCATTCAGGCTGTCATAAATATCGACAAGTGGCTCTCCGCAGGAAACGCGAACGAAGATTTCCCGGATGACAGCGGCCTTCGCCTCATCGATGACAGCGTGTCATCCCGTTTATAGCCATAGGGCAAGTGTCCATTTGCCACCATGCAGTTCGAGGCATTATCATACAGACCGCGTTTGATGTCTTCTGCCATGTTTTCGGAGTAAAACTGATTGACATTCATCATCGAGCGGGCAGCAAAGCGGCCTGCTGCGGTGTCGTCGAAATCTTCTTCGACGTAGAGAACGCGGACGCCAAGCTCCTGCAGCTTGGCTTCGTTGACCAGAGCCTCCAGCATATTACGCCCCATACGGTTGGATTTCCATGCAATCACATAGCGGAATTTCCCTTTCGCCGCATCTGCCATCATGCGCTGGAAATCTTTCCGCTTATCGGTACGGCCTGACACGGCGCGATCTGCGTAAGTTTCAACAATGCGGATACCATATTCCCCGGCAAGTCCGTAGCCTTTTTCAAACTGCTGCTCAACCGATATGTCTTTTTGATTATGGCTGCTATATCGGCCATACAGAACGCCGGGTTCTTCCGCTTCGAGTTTCTTACCGCGCTTCGGCTTTGCCGGGTGTTTGGTCGCGGTTCGTGCCAATATTCGCACCCCCTTGTTCTTTCTTGGCTTTTCGGATGGTTTTCAAATCTGCGCGGAATCGCTTCTGCTCTTGCGGAGATAGATAGTCAACCAACTCCAAAATCATTTTTGTCCCCGTATATCGTGACAGTAAAAGACCGTGCTTTATTGCGCACTCAGCTAGGCTGCCATCGACGGCAGCCTCGTCATCTTTGTAAATGCGTGAGATAATTGCGCTTACGTCATGCGAACACGCTCCATTTGGAATTACTGCCCCCATGTCTCTTGCGTAGGCTAATTGAGCTTCCGTTGGCGGATCGTTCGGAAGTAGCTCTACCACGTAAGGAGCGCACACATTTTCTGCGGTTGCGCATTGAATTGCGGCCGCTTCATCCCTCGCCCTTATCCGCTTACTCTGCTTACGGCCCGTTCTCTCGTTTATTCCAGTCACTTTGTAGGAAGCATAATTAACGTAACCCCCAGACGGTGAAACGTAATCGCTCCATATAGCATCTGAAATCGCGGGCAAAATCCCTTGCGTCTGCTGAAAAACAGGAACCGAATACGCAGAAAGCGTTGCTGAAAATCTCAAGCTACTCATACGGCTGCTCCCTTGTGTCGAAATAACGAGAATGTTATATTTTCACGAAAATTGCAATAAACTGGCTGGACATGGTATAATCAGTTTACGTCGCCGGCAACGAATACAAAAGATAAAGGAGATTCGAGTTCCATGACCGAACGCAGGGATTCCGTATGCCACGAAATGGGCATAGTTGCGAAATGTATTCTTGCCAAAGAAAGCGCTCTGCCCTGTGCTGGAAACTATGCAGCCTTTATTCGTTACTGCCTTGAGCGGCTAAATAAAGGCGACTCAGTTCAAGCAATTTGGCGCGATTATCAGGCGTCAGCGAAGTAAATACTTTTGCAATCTCTACAAGCCCATCATCCGTGTCGATGATGGGCTTTTCTTCTTCCCAACCCATAAGGTAGGCCGGGGAAGCATCGAGCGCCAGCGCGATCTCACCCACAACCGACACCGGAATATCAACATCGCCGCTTTCGTATCTGTAAACGGTTGCGCGGTTTTTGCCAATACGCTTTGCAAGCTCATCGGCAGAAAAGCCTGCTGCGATCCGCTTTTCTTTGATTCTATCACCAAGAGTGGACATGACGTGTACCTCCGCTTGATTTGCCTATATTATAATACTGAATTCGCATATTTGCAACATCGAAACGCAGATATTAGAAATTTTTTCGCATACAGCGCGAAAATAGTGTTGACATACGCAAAAACAGGTGGTATATTCGAGTTGTCGCACGAGATGCGAATTTTATGAAAGGAGGGATTGCCGTGATCAATATGAACAAGCTCAAAGGCAAGATGGTAGAAAAAGACGTGACAACTGAAATGTTGGCAGAGAAGCTCGGAATGAGCCGATCTACGCTTTATCGGAAGCTCAGCAACAACGGAGACACGCTTTTTGTGAAAGAAGCGAATATTATCGTCGACGCGCTTGGACTTACTTCCGAAGAAGCAATGTCTATTTTTTTCAGCCAGTTTGTCGCATGATATGCGACTTAAAAGAAAGGAGGACTGAAAATTGCCTGTGGCCGAGCGCATACAAATCGACACGGCATCAATTCCTGATTCCGTCCGCGACAATCTGGCAGCAGCGACGCTGGAATGCTTCAAAGCGTTCTTGCAAATCCCCGGCAACGCCGAATGGCTCGACCAGAGAATTGCAGCACGAAAGGCGGCTGCAACGCAGGAAGGAAGGAGATGAGACCGACAAGCATAATAAAACGGGGCCGCTCCGCTGGCACGGAAACAGCCCCAGGCACAAAGACCCACTTCGATCATAGCAGTGAAAAATCTTATCGTCAAGGAGGAATGCAGATGCCGAACAATCTGAAAGAGCTTCGGCTAAAAACAAAAACGCCCGCAAAAGACATGGTTGCCGTTGTGCAGACCATTTACCCCAAGTACGACATGACGAGCCAGAGCAAGTGCGAGAACAGCGACGCCTACGGGATTTGCCTGACGCAGAAAGCCATGAAAGCCCTCTACGCCAAGTTCGACCCGGACGGCAGCATTCGCAAGCACCTCCGCACAGCCGATCAGCACCGGCTCAAGGATAAGCTCCACGCAAGAATCACCGCCGATGAGGCCTCCCAGCTCCGAGCGCACCTTGCCGCTGATGGCTACGACACCGTGCAGGATTGGCTCACAGATGTTGTGCGCGGATATATCAGCAAAGGAGATCGCGAATGAATAAATACTACTTCACCTACGGCACGGATGGGCAGCCGTTCGTAGGCGGCTGGACAGAGGTTGAAGCACCAACCGTCAATCTGGCTTGCGCGGCGTTCCGCGCTGTCCACCCCGACAAGGAGCCCGGCATTCTGAATTGCAGCAGCGCATACACCGAAGAATCGTTTCTGGGAAGCTGCATGGCGGGTCCTGACGGAAACTTCCGTAAGTTCTGCCATGAGCGTATCAGCTTCACGGTCGAGCCATGTGACCCGGATGAGCCGGTTGATTTTGAAAATTTGAAAGGAGAATCTACATGATCGTAAATGTCTACTATCGCGACGAAGAAACCGGCAGCGTCCGCGCCGGACGCCCATACAGCTACCGCTGCAGCATTCCGAACGCCTCCGTTGGAATGGAGGTTATCGCCCCCACAGCCAAACGCGAAGCACGCGCTGTGATCTGCGAGATCAACGTGCCGGAAAGCCGCATCGACGAGCGGATCTTGCCGCTCCTGAAAGAAATCACGCAGGAGGCGCCGACCGATGGAAAATAATCTGATCGTTGTCAAGCAGTTGCCGATTATCGAAGACCAACTGCGGCAGGTCAAAGCTTCTGTCGATGCTCGCGTTGCGCAGGTGCTGGCGCTGGCCTGCACCGAAGCTACCTACAAGGACGTCAAGAAGGCCCGTGCCGAGTTGAACAAGGAGTTTCAGGACTTGGAGGCTCGCCGCCGTGAAGTCAAAAAGGCCATCCTTGCTCCGTATGAGGCTTTTGAAAAGCTCTACAAGGAATGTGCGGCCGACGCCTTCACCAAGGCAGACGCTGAGCTGAAAGCCAAGATCTCTTCCGTTGAGAACGGCATCAAGGGCGCGAAGCGTGACGAAATCGTCGCGTTCTACAACGAATACCGCGCCAGCTTGAATATCCCCGAAGACATCGCGCCGTTTGACCGCTGCGGCATCAATATCACGATGTCCGATTCTCTGAAAAAGCTGCAAGGACAGGCTTCCTTGTTCTTGCAGAACGTTTCAAACGATTTGCGGATGATCGAAACGCTGGAGCACAAGGATGAGGTCTTGGTCGAGTACCGCAAATCGCTTTCCGCACCGGAAGCGGCCCTGATCGTTGACCGGCGTCACAAGGAGATGGAAGAAGCCGCTCGCCGCCGCGCAGCTATGAAATCTGCGCAGGATGTTCAGGAGGCCGCGCAGGCCAAAATCGAAGAAGTTCTGAACGAAGAACCGCCTGCCCCCGTTTCTGCACCCGTCGAGCAGCCCATTCCCACCGATGTGCCTGCTGAAAAGATCTATCAGGTTTCGTTCCGCGTCCGCGGCGGCATTGACAAGCTGAAAGCACTCAAAGAATTTCTCGTAAATGGAGGTTACGACTATGAGCAGTTCTAACATCGCGCCTGCCAAGAAGCAGACGTTCTCCGTCGCCATCAGCACGGAATCCTACCAGAACCTTATCCGCAACACCCTGAAAGACCCGAAACGTGCAAACCGCTTTATCGCATCGATCACGTCCGCCGTCGCTACCACCCCCGCGCTTCAGACCTGCGAACCCAGCTCCATCCTCGCCGGTGGTCTGCTGGGCGAAGCGCTGAATCTTTCTCCCTCGCCGCAGCTCGGCCAGTATTATCTCGTTCCGTTCAAGCAGAAAGCCAAGTATGACCGTGAAGGTCACCTGCTTTCGCCCGAATGCTCCAAAGCACAGTTTGTCCTTGGTTACAAGGGATATATCCAGCTTGCGCTTCGCAGCGGCCAGTATCGGAAACTGGGCTGCATGGAGATTCGGCAAGGCGAATATTTGGGGAAAGATCCCGAAACGGCAGAACCGCGATTCAGGTTCATTGAGGATGACGATCTGCGTGAAAGGCTTCCGATCGTTGGCTACATGGCGCACTTCGAGTACCTGAATGGTTTCCGGAAGCGCATCTACTGGTCGCGTGAAAAGGTTCTCAACCATGCGGATACATATTCTCAGGCGTTCAGCAAGGAGGCCTACGACAAGATTCAGAACGGCCAGATCGCCGACAAGGATATGTGGAAGTACTCCTCGTTCTGGTACAAGGACTTTGACAGCATGGCTCAAAAAACGCTGCTTCGCCAGCTTATCAGCAAGTGGGGCATCATGTCCACAGAAATACAGCAGGCGTTTATTGATGACGGATCTGTCCTGACTGCTGACCCGAGGACTGGTGAAATCATTACCGACCATTCCGACGAGCTGGAGCTTACGACCGACGCCCCGCAGCCGGCCGTTGAGGGCAGCGCCCCGGCACAACTTCAGGAGAACGCCGGTGAACCGGAGCAGATTGACCTCAATTCGCTGTAATGAGTGTTCCGTTTGAAGTCCTCGCAACCGGCTCTACCGGCAACGCAGTTGTGATCGACGGGCAAATTCTGATGGACTGCGGTGTGCCATACAAGCTTGTGAAGCCGGTTGCAAAAGCTCTCAGGCTGGTTCTGCTGACACATTGGCACGGAGATCACTTCCGAAAAAGCACGCTTCACGCCCTCGCTGCAGACCGTCCGGCGCTCCGTTTTGGCTGTTGCCGCTGGCTGGTGCGGCCTCTGGTGGAAGCTGGCGTCAAGCCCGCAAACATCGACCTGTACGATTTTGACCACCGATATAGCTACGGTGATTTTACGGTCGAGCCTGTGCCGCTGGTGCATGACGTTCCAAACTGCGGTTACAAGCTGCTGCTCCACTCCGGAAAGGTCCTCTACGCCACCGACACAAACAACCTCCACGGTATTTCAGCGCCGAATTTCGACCTCTACCTTCTGGAAGCGAATTACGAGGACGAAGAAATTCAGGCCAGAATCGCGGAGAAAAAGGCAAACGGCGAATTCGTCTATGAGCGGCGGGTGCTGGGGACGCATCTTTCCAAGGCCAAGTGCGACGATTTCATCTATCGGAACATCGGGCCGACCGGCGAGTACGTTTACCTGCACGGCCACGTCGAGGAGGGAAAAGAATGACCGGCTTTTTGAAAGATCTCACCTACGCTCGCAGCGGCGAATACATCTTGTCGATCTATACGCGGGAAAGCTGCAAGGACCTTTGGAAAAACTTCGGCGAGCGCCCGATCACGTTCTCCATTGCGAAAAAAGCCGATCCTCGTGGGCTTCGCGCCAACAGCTACGCATGGGCGCTCATTGAGCAGCTCGCGGCCAAGCTGAAAACCGACAAGGAATCCGTCTACGAGGAAATGATTCGGCGCTATGGCGTCGGTGAAAGCTACATCGACGAAGCCGGGAATGAATGCAAGGTGCTGTTTTCCCTGCGCGACGGTGTGCCGCCGCGGCTTGTGGCCAGACACTATGCCGAAATCGGCGTCGGCTACATCGAGGGCAAGAAATTCATCCACTACCGCGCCCTGAAAGGCACGAGCGAGTACACCGCCGCCGAGATGGCCGCTTTCCTCGACGGCATCATTGCCGAGTGTGAGGAACAGGGTATCCAGACGGCCCCGCCCGAAAAAGCAGCTCAGTACAAGGAGGCGAAGAAGCCTTGACCGTTTATTGCGATTACTGCGGCCACAAAGCCGCGCTGGTCGATGATTCCGAGATCTATGGCCGCAGCTTCGGCCACACCGCGTATCTCTGCAGAAACTGCGGTGCATACGTCGGCTGCCATGGCCGAACAGACAAGCCGCTCGGCCGCCTGGCTGATGCCACCCTCAGAAAATGGAAAATGGCGGCTCACGCTTCGTTCGACCCCCTCTGGAAAACCGGGCCATTCCGCGGGCGGCGCAAAGCTGCCTACGGCTGGCTCGCTGGACAAATGGGACTTCCGGTTGAAAAGACGCACATCGGTATGTTTGATGTGCCTCAGTGCCAGGAAGTCATCAAGATCATTGAAAAAGGAGATTTCAAAAATGCTCAACTTTGATAAGAAAGACGCTCATGTTTATCCGTTCGACGAATCGCCCGGCGCCGGTATCATCATGGACGTCGATCTGGAACAGCTCATCCGCGAGTCCGAGCGGCTGCGCGTCTGCAAAGCAATCTTCAACTCCTCCAGCATTGAAAACTGGCATCTGCGTGACGCGCTCGAAGCTGTTCTTGCAGAACCTAGCGTTGCCCCTGCCAGCAACGATGTTCCAGAACCGTGCATTCCAGCGCAGGAGGCCGATCATGCTTAACCGCATTGTTCTCATGGGACGTCTGACGCGCGACCCAGAGCTTCGCCGAACGCAGAGCGGCACGGCGGTTGTCTCCTTCTCCGTCGCCTGCGACCGCGATTACGCGGCGCAGGGCGCGGAGCGGGAAACGGATTTTATCGACATTGTTGCGTGGCGCGGTACGGCTGAGTTCGTAGAGAAGTATTTCAGCAAGGGGCGCATGATCGTCGTGGGCGGTCGGCTTCAAATCCGCAACTGGCAGGACAAGGAAGGCAACAAGCGCCGCTCGGCCGAGATTCTTGCTGACAGCGTTTACTTTGGCGATTCTAAGCGCGACGGTGACGGCGGCAAACCCAAGGGCGAGCCGACCTACGACCCGACCGGCGGCTTCTCGCAGCTCGCGGACGATGACAGCGAATTGCCGTTCTAAGGGGGCGTTGAAAACGTGGATGCTAGATTGAAAAGTTGCCCGTTTTGTGGTGAAGCACGTGCCATCGCCCTCACAGCTAGATACGGTCGTGGTCGATGGATCGTCTTTGCCAGATGCGAAATGTGCGGTGCGCAAGCACGATGCTTTTCATGCGCGGAAGACCCATCTATTGACGAATGGACTAACGACGCTTGTTACAAAGCCGTTTCCGCATGGAATAAGCGACCAGTTGGAGGTGCATAAGCATGGCAGAAAAGCGAATGTTTACGAAGTCCATCATTGACAGCGACGCATTTCTTGAAATGCCGCTTTCGGCTCAGGCACTCTACTTCCACCTCAATATGCGTGCCGACGACGATGGCTTTGTAAACAATCCGAAGCGAATCACCGACTACGTCAACGCCTCGGCTGATGATCTGAAAATTCTGCTTGCCAAGCGATTTATCATCCGCTTCGATTCTGGCGTCATTGTCATCAAGCATTGGCGTATGCACAACACGCTCAGGAGTGACCGCTACCGTCCGACAGATTATCAAGATGAACTTGCGCTGCTCTGCGTCAAAGCAAACAAAGCCTATACTGAACGAGAGTCGGAGGGAAGCGACCCGAACTTGCCGCCGGTGGTTGCCGAACGGTTGCCAGATGGTTGCCAAACGGTTGCCAATCTGGCAACCCAGGTAAGAGTAGTAGAGAGTAGTAAAGGTTTAGGTAAGGATAGTGAAGGTTTAGATAAGGCTAGAGAAGATTTATCTGCTCCGAGCGCAGAGCCGGAAACCGTCTCCGCGCCGCCGATCATCAGCATCATTCTGAATGACAAGTCGTTCTTCGATGTGTCTCCGGAGGATTACAACCGCTGGTGCGAGCTGTACCCCGCTGTCAACGTCATGCAGGAACTCAGGAAGATGTCAAGCTGGAGCACCGACAATCCCAAGCGGCGCAAGACGAAATCAGGAATCCGCCGGTTCATCAATGCTTGGCTTTCCAAGGAGCAGGACAAGGGCGGGCAGTATCGTTATCAGGGTGGTAGCTCCAGCGGCAACGTGTTTACCGACATTGCGGAGGGAATGAGAAATGGACAGGCTTGAAACGGCTGATATTCTGGCGGTTCTGAAAGCGGCCTACCCGCAGTTCTATAACGGCCTCAGCCCCAAGGAGGCAAACAAGATCGTCGATCTCTGGGCTGAGATGTTCAAGGATGAGCCCGTCATGGTCGTTGCCGTTGCAGTAAAAGCCATGATCGCCTCACGGACAAACACGTTTCCACCGAACATCGGCGAAGTCAAAGAGCAGATCACGAAAATGCGCATGCCAAAGGAAATGACTGCTGCTGAAGCGTGGACGCTGGTCTATCGGGCGATTGCAAACAGCGGCTACAACGCGAAAGAAGAATACGACCGCCTGCCACCTACGATTCAGCGGCTTGTCGGTTCACCGCAGCAGCTTCGGGAATGGGGCATGATGAACGCCGAAACAGTGCAAAGCGTGGTCGCTTCCAACTTTCAGCGCTCCTACACGGTGCGCATCAAGAGCGATCGGGAGTATATGGCGCTCCCGTCAGACATAAAACAGATGATTTCCAGCGTCGCGCAGCAATTTGCGCTCGGCGACGGAAATGAGAATGGAGGATGAGGATATGAAAAGATGGGCAAGGCGCAACCTGCCTACGGTTGTTCTTCTGGCGGCGCTGATTCTGCTCGCCGCGCTGGTGCTTGCGGTTGCAATGCCGCGTGAAACCGAAAATACACCCGTTGCTGCCGTGACAATTTCGCCGACGTTTGACGAAGCGGCCTACCAGAGCCGCTTGGAGGCCGAAGCCTTCGCGGAAGTTGAACACGAAACCGCCGATATTCCCAGTACATACGATCTGCCAGAGCCTCCACAAGAGGCAAACAGCGAGCCTTGCGGGAGAGGCGGCTTCGAGTGCCAGGACAAAGAGGACTGGGAGCGCCTTGCCATTGTGATCTATCAGGAAGCCGGCGGCGACGATGTGTGCGATATGTGCCGCTACCGTGTGGCCGACGTTGTTCTGAACCGCGTGGCCGATCCTCGCTACCCCGATACCATCGAGGGCGTTCTGATGGACAACAAATACGGTCTGCAATGGGGGCTGCTCTCCGTGACCGGAATCGTCTGGCCTGATAAGGCAAGCGAGCCGGGCGAAGCCGCCGCCGTGCAGCGAGCGTGGGACATTGCGGCCGACGTTCTCGAAGGGCATCACAGCGACCTCGATGGCAATTATATTTGGTGCTCCGAGTACAAGCAGGGTTCCGAAGTGATCTACTGCGACGGCATTTACTTCGGCGTGGGTTAGGAGGCAGCCATGGCAAAAGACCCGAAAAGACAGCTTCTCGGCAAAATCGCCCGCCAGAAGGGCCAGTATTTCGAGCAGCGGCTTGACAGCGCCTTCGATTACTACCGCGAGCGCGGCTATGCAGAGATTGAAAAGACGCCTGAGCCGATGAAGGTTATCAAACCGGAGGGCAACGGTCGATTCCTCGCCTGCTACACCAAAAAGGCGCAGGTCGACTACAAAGGCACAATCAAGGGCGGCAGGACGGTCCTGTTTGAAGCCAAGTTCACAGCCACAGACCGGCTGACGCAGGATCGCGTTATCGACAAGCAGGCTTCCTACATGGACAGACACCAGCGGCTCGGCGCCCGCTGCTTCGTCGTTGCCGGCTTTTCGACCGACGAAGTCTACAAAATCCCTTGGGATGACTGGCGGCGCATGAAAGAGCTGTTCGGCCGAAAGTACGTAAAAGAAACCGATCTACAAAATTACAGAGTGAAGACAGCTTGGAATGGAACGCTGTTTTTGCTCGACTGATGACTGAAAGGAGTCACTACCATGAGTGAAATTTCGATGTATGAAGCGCAGAAAAAGAAGATGGAAGGCTTGTGCGAAGAACACGACCTGACGTATCGCTTCCAGAAGGACACCTATCCGCCCACGTTCACGATCTCCCCGATTCAGGGCATGGACGCCCAGCTCTCCATGCTGGAGAACGTCGAAGAAGCCGGGTATATCAGCCCCGAAGCCAAAATGACGTGGATCTTCAAGGACGGTTCGCTGGAAACCAAGGTCACCGGCGGCACCTTTACAATTACGAAGACGCTGCGGACAAAGATCGAATCCGTCCTGATGAAGATGCTGACGTACTGGATGCAGTATTTCTTCCGCGACGTCATGGAAAAGCGCAGCCTCAAAGACGGCATGATGCCTGTCATCAACGAGGACGAAGTCGAAGATGATGATGCCTACGAGGAAGATCCGGAAGATCCTGATGACGCCGAGGCCCCTGAAATGCTCGACGGCGATGACACAGAGGATGACGCGGACGATGATCTCGGCGACACCGCCGACAGCTCCGATGCCACGGACGATGATCTCTACGATCAGGCTGTCAGCATCGTGCGCATGGAAAACAAGGCGACGGTTTCTCTCCTGCAGCGCCGCCTGAACGTCGGCTATGCCCGCGCCGCCCGCATCATGGAGCTGCTAGAGGAAAACGGCATTGTCGGACCGTTCGCTGGCTCGAATCCGCGCGAAGTCCTTCCTGCCGACGAGCCGGACGATGTGGAGGGCTCAGGCGATGAATAATCAGAACCCGCCTCTGCTCAAACGGGATGATTACAAAACCATCAAGCACATGAACCGTGAAGACCTGACGAAATACCTCTATCGCATCTACCGGCGCGGCTTCGATGCTGGTGTCGAGTCCACCAAAGGCAAGGTCACCAAGCGTTCCATCGTACCGCCTGAACCGGCGCAGACGGAGGAATAAGCCATGGGAAGAAGTGTGCCGCACAATCTGAAAAGCACCCATCAGACGGAGTTTGTAAAGATCTTCAACTCCCTCTGCGGCCGATATGGACGCTGGGAAATCTGGCAAGATTTCATAACACTCGCCGCAATCGCGATCTCAAATACCGTTGACCGGAGTCAAGCCGCTGAGCGCGAAAAGACGTACATGACGATTGCCGGAAAGTACAAGCCCGAAGAAATGCTCAAATTCTCGCAGATGCTCCAAGAGGTCGCGATTGGTATGGATTTTAACCCGGACCAGGACTTTCTCGGTGAGCTTTACATGGCGCTTGATCTGGGCAATGACCACGCTGGACAGTTTTTCACGCCCTATAATGTCTGCCGTATGATGGCCGAGATCACCGGCACAGACCTCCAAGCGCGTGTAGAGCGGGACGGCTGGATCTCCGTCAACGATTGTGCCTGCGGTGCAGGAGCGTTGCTGGTGGCGTTTGCAAACGCCTGTACGCGGCAGAAAATCAACTATCAGACCTCTGTGCTTTTTGTAGCACAGGACATTGACTACATCGTTGGTCTGATGTGCTACCTGCAGCTATCGCTCATGGGCTGCGCCGGGTACGTCGTGATTGGCGACACGCTTCTTCATCCCTCAACAGCACTTGACCGCCGGGGGCTTATCCCCCGGCCAGACCAGAACATATGGTACACCCCGTTTTATTTCCGCGACATCTGGCACTACCGCCGCATTTGGGCGCAGATGGATTTACTGCTTCAGACAGACGAAAAACCCGCCGAGCAAGTTACCGGCAAGTTAAAATCGTCTGCCGCGCTGCCGCCCTTGCCCTTGCAGGAAACGAAAACCGGGCAGCTCACACTATTCTGACAGAAAGGAGGAATCGCCTGACACATGGGAAAATGGACGGACGATCAACTTCAATATCTCCGCGAGCATAGTCGCTCACAGCCGGCAGCGGCTATTGCCGCAGCGCTTGGCCGGACGGAAGGGTCTGTACGACAAAAGAGGCGTTCGCTCGGACTGCAAAGCTATCACGCAGGATGGACAAAAGCAGAAGAACAATTCCTCCAAGATCAATGGGGTGTCATGTCAATCCCCGCGATTGCGAAGCGTCTTAACCGCTCCGTTGAGGCTGTCATCGTACGGAAAAACAGACTGGGACTTGGCCCGGTTCTGTTCGGCGGCGACTACATATCCATGAATCAGCTTATAATCGCCGTTTGCGGCAGCAATGCCGGTGGGAACTATAAGCTGAAAAGCTGGGTTGAGAACCGTGGCCTCCCGATTCACACAAAGCGCGTCAATCAGAACAGTTTTCGTGTCATTCGGCTCAATGAGTTTTGGAAATGGGCAGAACAGCACCGCTCGTTCATTGATTTTTCCAAAATGGAGCCGTTGGCGCTGGGCGAGGAGCCTGCATGGGTAGCCGAGCAGCGCAAGAAGGACTTTCAGGCATTTGCCATCCAGCGGAAAGACCCATGGACACCCGATGAAGACGCGCGGCTGAAAATGCTGCTTCAGCAGCATCGGTACGGATACGCTGAGCTTTCCGATATGCTGCGTCGCTCGGCCGGCGCGATCCAGCGCCGATGCAACGACCTCGGCCTGAAAGAGCGGCCGGTCAAAGCCGACAATCATGGTTCATCCGCAGCTTGGACACAGACCGACTTCGATGTGCTGGCAGACGGAATCCGAAAAGGCAACAGCTACACCGCCATTGGCAAGGCACTCGGCAAATCCGAAAAAGCCGTGCGCGGGAAAGTTTATTTCGTCTATCTGACCGAGAATCAGGACAAAGTACGCGCCATGCTCAAAGATAAGCCTTGGGGTTATGGCGCGCCAGACCCGACCGTAAAGCAGGCGGTACACCTGTCCAGAACGCGAACAGAAACCGTGCAAACACTTGAAATGCTCTGCTCAGTGCTCCGCAAGCGCATCAACGACATTGACGATAATCCATACTGGCAGCGGCTCATGTGCGCAAACTGGGATGAAGTCAAAGGGTGTGACCGCTGTGAAAACTGCGACGAATGCACCGAGTTCCGCAGAATCCCGCCGCAGCACTGCGCTCGCTGCGGTCGTTCTTTCATCGAGCGCAAAGAAAATACATTCTGCCCAACCTGCCGGCTGGCGCGGAAGAAAAAAGCGCAGCGGCATTGGTGCCGCGTAAACGGAGCGCAAACGCGCCCCTGAACTGAAAGGAGATTCACAAATGCCTCAAATCGTAAATATCGCAATCGACCGTCTTTTCCCACACTCCGACAATCCGCGCAAGGATCTCGGTGATCTGTCGGAGCTTGCCGCAAGCATCAAGGCCAGCGGCATCCTGCAGAACCTGACGGTCGTTCCGGATGAACCGGACAACTCCAATACGGACTTTACCATCATCATCGGTCACCGCCGCTATGCCGCCGCGAAGATTGCGGGCCTGACGGAGCTGCCGTGCGTGGTGGTCGAAATGTCCGAGCGCGAGCAGCTTCAGACCATGCTTGTTGAGAATATGCAGCGCAGCGATCTGACCGTCTATGAGCAGGCGCAAGGCTTCCAGATGATGCTCAACATGGGTGATTCCGTAGCTGAGATCGCAGAAAAGTCCGGTTTTTCGCAGACCACCATCCGACGCCGCGTGAAGCTGCTCGACCTCGACCGCCAGAAATTTCAGAAAGCCGAAGCTCGTGGCGCAACACTCAATGACTATTTGGAGCTTGACAAACTGGACAGCCCCGAAGACAAGAACAAGGCGCTTGACGCAATCGGCACGGCGAACTTCAACAGCGTTCTGAAAAGCCTGATTTCCGAGCAGGAAATCCAAAAGAAACTTGCTGAATGGACTGAAATTGCAGACAAGTTTGCATATCAGATTGAAAGAAGCGGCGAATTCAACGGTACGACGGTCAATATGGTCTACCACGCCGGCTACAGCCGCTGGGATTTGAAGAAAGAAATGACCATACCAGAAGACGCGAGTGATGTTCGATACTTTTACAGGAAGGATTCTACCGGAATCACACTCTACAGGGAACGCCAGCAATCGCAGCAGCCAGACCCCGAAGCCGAAGCCCGCGAGGAACGGCGCCGCAGAGACGAACAGGCCGAAAATGAATTTGCGGAAGCCGCGGAGGCCCATTTTGAACTGCGCAAGGATTTCATCAAAGAGCTTCCGAACAGCGTATTCAAACAGCACATGAAGGAAATCTCTTTGTTCTGCGTGGCAACAACAGAGTCAATCGATGGTGGCTACTGCAATTCCATCAACCCTCGGTTCTGCGCCCAGCTCCTCGGCATGAGACTTTCGCCAGACGATGAAAACGAAGATTTTTGCGACATGGGCTTTGTCCGCAGCGCGGCGGAAGCCCAGCCGGAAAAGCTGATTTTCTGCTGCTGCTATTCTGCCCTCGATGACGAAGACATGAGCTACTACCGGCGCGTGTGGAACATGAACCACTACGAATATGAGCTTTGCGAAAATTCGGACTTAGATCACATCTATGAAATCCTCGAAACGCTCGGCTATGAAAAGTCGGATGATGAAGAAGAAATGGCCGAAGGTACGCACCGGCTCTTTGACACATACGGTGCGCAGCCGGACAAAACTGCGGAGGATTCCGATGATGAGTGATGTTTTGACCGAAATGTGCGTCTTGGGCGGCTGTGCCGCCCATCGCGCCATCACTGATGCCTGCAAACATTGTGGGAATTATCGCTCTGAGATCGAGCGCCGCCGTGCGCTCCCTCTGACGGATGGCGCTGATGGGTTGAGATTCAAGCGCGTTTCCTCTAGTGTGCAGACGCGGGCGGCGAAAGGAGATCACCATGAGCCAGAGACGTGAAAAGTGGAAACGCCGCGAGCGGCGCCGGGAATATGCGCTGGAACTCCGGTGCTGGCAGAACAATGAGCCGCCGAAGATCCTGTTCTGGCGCTGGCGTAAATGGTATCGCTCAAAGCCGACGTTGAAAGATGGTGGGCATTGGAGCGTGAAAGGCACGTGGAGGATGTTCTATGATTAAGACGCTTCTACTCGGAATCGGAGCTATAGGACTTGGCTTGACTCTTGCGCTTCTGCTCATCTTCACCTACATAGGGATTCGGGAGCTTATTTTCGAATTGCGGATGAAAAAGGTTATGCGCTCTCTCAATACACCAGAGGGCAAGCAGAAGCTCGACGATCTTTTGGACGCAGTAAGCCGCGAAACTGGCCTGCCGAAGTGGGCACTTTTCTGCGGAGCCGATGAGTTTGGCAACATCATCGTTTCGCCAAGACCACCGGATGCTCATATCGAACAACACGAAATGGAGGATGAAAACAATGGCCGCTTGTAAAGCGTGTATGGCTGCGCTTGTCTGGATTACGACGCCAGCCGGGAAATCCATCCCCTGCGATGCTACCCCGCGCTACTACATCGAAAAGCCGCGCGTCGGCAGCAAGAAAATTGTCACCCCAAACGGGCAAGTGCTTTCGTGCGAATACACGGAAGACCCGGCCAAAGCAACCGGCGTGGGCTATGTGCCGCATTGGGCAACCTGCCCCTATGCTAGACAGTTCAGGAGGAAGCAGAATGGATAAGCTCACATGGTACGACAATGACGGCGGTATTATGTGCCGCCGCGGGTATGAGGTTGCATTGGCGCGGCTGGCTTCTTACGAAGCTACGGGTCTGATGCCAGAGCAGGTGGCAAACGCGAAAGCCATTATTGAATCCGCATTTGCGGATGATGCATCGAAAGCCGAACGAATCAGAAAGCTGCTGGCCGCTGATAAAGAGGACCGTGTTATGATCCTGCCGTGCAAGGTTGGGGATGCGGTGTGGTTTGCGCGATCTGCATATAGGCAGGTAGACAACCCAATAGAGGCCACAGTGACGGGGTTTGCAAGCTACGGCACGACCGGCGAGCTTATATTTACAACGATGACTGTAGAAGGTCAGATAACGAGAAGATTTCTGGAACATCAAATCGGCAAAACCGCATTTCTCAGTTTTGAAGAAGCCGAGCGGGCTTTGGAGGAACGGAAAAATGTCTAAACCGAAAAAGCTGGGTATGCCGGGCGCCTATACCTCGAACGCCAGAGCGGATTTCCTGCGTCGCCCGAAAGCGGCAGAACATCGGAAATGGGCTGTTGCAAGCGACGATCGGCTGGAACGTATGGAGCAGAAACGGATGGAACGTGAAAAGGAGACTATGAACTATGACCAGAAAACGCGCAGTTAAGCTGCTGATGGCTCGCGGGTATAGCCGAAATCATGCAAACGGACTTATACGGAACAAGGCACCCGGCGACAGCAATTTCCAAGCATACAACGCATATCTGCGTTGTGAGAGAATCTGCGATGCATTTGACCGGCTCTCAGGCTGCTTTTACAATTATGGTGCTTCTGCAGATGTTCTTGCCAAAGCCCTTTTCTCTTTTGGCAAGTCTTTGACCGTGAGGTGACGGCATGAAGCGAAAAAGAGCGTTAAAGATGCTGATGGGCGCCGGCATGAGTAGAAACGACGCCAGCCGGTTCATCCGAGAACCTTTTGCAGTTGAGAATGATGCCAAAGTCTTCGTTGGCCTATACAGAATGGCTGTCAGAAAATCTCACGTGCATATCATGGCCGATGGCGACAAAACGTTCATTCGTTTCATTCCGAAGAACAAGCAGCCACGTTGCTACTTCAACACGCACCTCGAATGCCCCGCAGACCGCGTTTGCACGATTTGCCGAAATCTAAATTCCCAAGGTAGGGGGTATTGCGATGCCGAGGATTGATGAATTGACCTGCCGGTTTTGCGGTGCGGACAGCCGCTGCAAGGTCGAGGAAGTATATCTGCGTCCAAGAACACCGCCCATGTTTTGCGTCAGGTGTTATAATTGCAATAGAGTGGGCAAGCCGAAAGGTACGAAGAAGACTGCGATCCGCGCGTGGAAGAAGACGAAATAACGATGGAAAGGGGCGGCACACATGACTCTGGCGGAACTGAATGGGCATCTTGATCTTGTCCAGCAGCTTCAGAAAACGGAAGAACTGCTTCAGGGCTTGTGGAATGCTGCCGTTCCCGGGGCGCAGAAGCTGGATGGAATGCCGCACGCCTCCGGCGTCAATGACAAGGTCGGCGTCCTAGGCGCGGAGATTGCGGACATGGAGACGCAGCGCGACGCGCTGAAAGAACAGATTGCCAGAAGTGAGGAAACGATAGCTGTCTGGATCGCCGGAATCGAGGACAACACCACACGCCTTGTATTTCGGCTGCGTTTCATCCGAGGTATGCCGTGGAAGGTAGTTGCAAGTGTGCTTGGTGGGCGAAATTCCGAGGATGGCGTCAAGTCCATATGTTATCGCTTCCTCGGAACTTGCCCCGCCATAACACGCGCTGACGCGCTGTGACGCTTGCAATCACCCCTAAGATGTGATTTCATGTAAACTGTAAAATTCCAAATCAAGCCGGGCGGCGCTCCTGATCGGGGGGCGCTGCTCATTTTATTCGGAAGGAGGACTTGCCTCCACGATGCTCCTTGCGTGGAGGATGGCTCGGACCTGCGGCGTATCGCCAACGCTGCCGGCTGCGGGTACATCGAAAAAAAGGAGGAAACCCTATGTTGCTCACATGAGCGGCGCGGGGTCAGCAGCAATGATCTACTTGCAAAACAACGTATTCGATGAAGCATTGGAACGGCTGCGGATGATCTTCGACGGCCACGACGATGTGATCGTCAGCATGTCCGGCGGCAAGGACAGTACAGTTCTTTTCCGCATGGCGCTTATGGTTGCGCAGGAGCGCGGGCGTCTGCCGCTCAAGGTATTCTGGCTCGATCAGGAAGCTGAGTGGCAAGCGACGGTGGACTATATGCAGCACATCATGGAGCTGCCCGAAGTCACGCCGTACTGGTATCAGATCCCCTTTGAATTCACAAACACGCTCTCCCCAGAGAAGAATTTCATCAGTGTTTGGAATCCGGAGGACAAAGCGATCTGGATTCACCCGCAGCACCCGCTCTCCATCAAGGAAAACCCCAGCAGCGAAAACCGATTCCATGAGCTTGTCAACGTCCTCCCGTCCTACTGCACCGATTCTGAGAATTGTGCCGTGCTGGTGGGAATGCGCATGACGGAAAGCCTGAACCGGCGCGTTGCTATCACGCAGCATGAAGCCCGATACAAAGGCGTGACGTGGTGCAAGAAGAAAGTTGGCAGGTGTCAGGTGTTCTGGCCGATCTACGATTTCACCAACGATGACATCTGGACAGCCATTGCCAAGAATCACTGGGCGTATAATCGCGTCTACGATCTGCAATACCAGTGGGGCTTGGCCAAGGAGGCCATGCGCGTCTCAGCGCTCATCCACGAAACCGCCTGGCACTCGATTGAAATGCTGCAGGAGTTTGAGCCGGACACCTACAACAAGTTCATCCGTCGCGTATCTGGCGTCGGCACGTTCGCCCATACCTTCGACAGCGGCGACATTATTCCGCGCCAGCTCCCGTTTGCGTTCAAGTCGTGGCAGGAATACCGCGACTATCTGCTTGTCAATATCGTGAAGCCCGAATACCACGAGCTGTTCCGAAACCGCTGGAAGAATCAGACCGGAGACGAATGGTATCGTGTCCATGTCAAAGAGATCGTCCTGAATGATATTGATGGCACGAACAACGCAAATGCCCGCTCCCGTTTCCGCATCCGGGAAAAGGCTCCCACCTATCGCAAACGCGACGCCGCGCAGTTTGAGCAATATATGGGCAGCAAGAAATGATTTCAGATCAGCCCATTCATCAGGTCGAGTGGATACCCATTGAAAAGGTCCACGCAAACGACTACAACCCCAACAGTGTCGCCACGCAGGAGATGAAGCTGCTTTATCGCTCCGTCAAAGCGGACGGCTACACGCAGCCCGTCGTTACCATCTACGACGAAAAGAAAGACCGGTATGTTATCGTCGACGGCTTCCACCGATACAGCATCATGCGCAGATTCAAAGACATCTACGCTTCATGCGAGGGGAAGCTGCCCTGTGTTGTGCTTCATGGCAAGACCATGAATGATCTCATGGCCTCGACCGTTCGGCACAACCGCGCCAGAGGCAAGCACTCCATTAACGGTATGTCCAATATCGTCATGGAAATGCTGATGAACGGCGCGACCGATCTGCAGGTCTGCAATGAGCTTGGCCTAGAACCGGAAGAGCTGGTGCGCCTCAAGCACATCACCGGATATGCGAAGCTCTACGAAAACAATTCATTCACACGCGCTGCGATCTCCGAGAATCAGGCACGTCAGCTTCAGAAGTATCGAAAGGAGGCTGGCACTGATGGAGATTGTTAATCAGATCGTGATGAAGAAGATTTCCGAGGTCAAGCCCTATGTCCGCAATCCCCGGAAAAACGATAAGACGGTCAACCTGCTTGTCGAGATCATTCCGAAGGTTGGCTTCAACGTGCCGCTGGTCATCGACCGCAACGGTATCATCGTCAAAGGTCATGCCCGTTATGCTGCCGCCATTCGGCTCGGCATGGAGGAAATACCCTGCGTCGTAACAGACGCCGACGAAGAAACGATCAAGCTCGACCGTCTGGCCGACAACCGCATTTCCGAATTCTCCGAGTGGATTAACGACGAGCTGCTCCACGAGATCGATATGCTCAACCTTGACTTTGACTTCGATCTCGAATCCCTTGGCTTCCCCGCTCCCAGCGACGATTTTGACGCCGATGCTCTTTTCGATGATGGGGTGGTCGGTGAATCCGAAGAGGACCGCCGTGCCAGATACCAAGCCTATCTGGATAGCGCCGCAAAGGAAGAAGCACAGAATGTTGCAATCACCACGCAGGAGCAAGTAGACCGCGCCAAAGCGTCCGCTCTGAGCGTAGCCGAGAAGCCGCCCAAGTATGCCAAGGTCGTTTGTGAGCATTGCGGCCACGTCATGTTCATCAAGGAGGGCGATGCAGTTTTCTCCGTAGAACAATCGTAGCCACCGGTAATTATTCATAAGGGCTGGGTGGGTATGCAGCCAATCCCCTGTCAAATCCGTACCGATGTGAGGCGATAAACGATGCAAGAACAAGAGAAGATTCCTGTCTGGGTGCAGATCGTCAATGGAAAGACGGTGTGCATCTGCCATCGAGGGCGCAAAGGCTGCAAGAAGCCCTGCGAGAAGGACGTTGTCACGCGCGATAAGTTTGCTGGGTGGCAGGGTATCATGCGTCGTGATCGATTCGGCCGCTGAAAAGGTACTGTCGGGAGGGGGCGGCATCTGTTGCGGGCTCGCCGACCCCGAAAAAAGCGTAGTTACCAAGGCAAAATTTTGGCATTTCCGTTCCGCTTTGGCGTTGCTTTTGGTGCCAAGCGCGGCACCTGTGGCGGTACCTGCCGCAATCCCCCATCGCTTTATCCGTCTTTCTCTGCGGAAATGTGGAGGAAGTCCAGATAAAGGCCTCCTATGAAATATAAGACCACACGCGGGATAAGGGTCTCGCACAGAGCTGCTGGTACCAGCCTGTGTGCTCCAGTGCAATTCTGGTGAGTCCCGCATTCGGACATAAAAAAAGACCCGACTGCTGCAACAGTCAGGTCTTGCGCCCTCAGGCGATATGGAATCTACGATATCAATACCATATCACAATTTACGCAGACAGTCAAGCCGGCTGGACTGCGCAAGGAAGGAGGAGCGCCATGTCTGAAGCTATTGATGTCATTACCGGGGAAACAGAGGTAAGCACGACAGAGCTGGCCTGCGTCCTGGGCATCACAGGACGGCGCATTCGCCAGATGGCGGAGGACGGTCAGCTGCAAAAGGTCAGCAAGGGGCGCTTCCTCCTTGCCGATTCCGTCCAGCGGTATGTTAAGTTCCTGTCTGACGGCCCGATGGACGAAGAGGATAAGAAGCTGGAGAAGACCCGCCGCGTGGCGGAGACGACGATGAAGGCGTCCAAGGCCACCATTGCCAAGCTGGAGGCTGAGGAGCTGAAAGGCAAAATGCACCGGAGCGAGGACGTGGCCGCGATGACTACCGACTTGATCTATGCCATTCGCGGGGCGATGATGGCCCTGCCCGGCCGCCTGGCCGTGGACGTGGCCTCGGCGAACTCCCCAGCGGAGGCCGCCGAGATTATCCGACGCGAGGTCAACAAGGCCATGCGGGAGCTCTCCAATTACCGCTATGACCCAAAGAAATACGAGGAGCGCGTCCGGGAGCGGAGGGCCTGGGAAGCTGACAGCGGGCGTGATGTCGATGACGGATAAGGAAACGCGCCGGCTCATAGAGGAGAAAGAGGCCCGCGAGCGGGTAAAGAGGCTGAATGCCGTCATCGGG